ATTTTATGAAAAGACATTTTCATGCTCACTCTCGTTGTGGTTTTTTATCGTTACCCGTTGGTGAAATAGTAGGCACACATACTGACCAAGGCACATATTACTTAACAAAAGATAGATACCATCTTTCCATACAAGGCCGATATAAGTACCATTGTGGTGATGATGAAGTGGTTGTGGAACCTGGCACACTTTTTTGGTTTGATAATAAAAAACCACATGGAGCTGAAAACATTGGTAATGAATTGAGAATTACATTTGTGTTTGATGTGCCTCACCATAAGAGTAACCCATAACGGTAAATATGAATAAAACACTTGACATACACACGATATAAATGTATAATACGATATAAACAATTGAGGAGTTTGCATGAGTATTTTAGATAAATTAAAAAAGAATTCGACAATCAAAGAAAGCTCTGTTCTTTCTAAATCGAAATTCTTCAACGAAAAAGATATGATTACAACCGAAGTGCCAATGATTAATGTGGCATTATCCGGTCGATTAGATGGCGGGTTAACACCAGGTCTCACAATGTGGGCAGGCCCATCAAAACACTTTAAAACCGCATTTAGTTTGCTTATGGCAAAATCTTACATGGACAAATATAAAGATGCCGTTTTATTATTTTATGATTCAGAGTTTGGAACTCCAATTAAATATTTTGAAACATTTGAAATTGATATGGACAGAGTATTACACACACCACTCACAAATATTGAAGAACTCAAGTTTGATATCATGCAACAGCTTCAAGATGTTCAACGAGGCGATAAACTTATTATTATCCTTGATTCAATCGGTAACTTGGCATCCAAAAAAGAAGTTGAAGATGCTCTTGATGGCAAATCAGTAGCTGATATGTCTCGTGCTAAACAAGTTAAGAGTTTATTCCGTATGGTCACACCACATTTAAACCTTAAAGATATTCCGATGGTTGTAGTTAACCATACTTACAAAGAAATCGGTATGTTCCCTAAAGATATCGTTGGTGGTGGCACAGGTTCTTATTATTCCGCTGATAATATTTACATCATTGGTCGTCAACAAGAAAAAGATGGCACCGAGATTGTTGGTTATAACTTTATAATCAATGTTGAAAAATCAAGATACACTAAAGAAAAGGCAAAGATACCAATTGCCGTTTCATTTGATGGTGGTATTCAGAAATATTCTGGCCTTGTTGATATCGCTATCGAAGGTAACTTTATTTCTAAACCAAGTCCTGGTTGGTATGCAAAGATTGACCGTAAGACTGGTGAAATTGGTGACCGAGTCCGTTTTGATGCTACACAGACAGACGAATTCTGGAAAGATTTACTTAATGATAACGACTTTAAAGAGTATGTAAAGAAAAAATATGAAATTGCCTATAGCAACATTATGGGAGAGGATAACATATCTCCTACCGTGGAATCAACCGAAGATGAAGAAGTATAAAGAAGACATCGACTATAAATTTGTCGATTTCGAAGATTCTGATTTGACTGGTATTGGACTCCTTACAGGAAATTATAAAGGAGTTCTTTACCATTATCAAAAAGCAAGAGTAGTCCAAGAAGGTGAATTGGCAAAATTACAGTTTGGCTTTACCATAGTCCATCCAGGTGAACATGGCATCGATGACTTGACAAAAGACGAGGAATTGCATACCATTATGGGTGATATTTTAACCGAATTAATATTGACGAACAAATATAATGAACAGACTAGAACAGACGATTCTCAAGAACCTGATATACAATGAAGATTACATTCGAAAAGTAGTTCCATTTATTCGAGCTGATTATTTTTCAGATAACACCGAAAAATTAATATTCAAAGAAGTTGTTGAATTCATCAACAAGTATAAGAACCCGCCAACACATGAAGCTTTGGTAATTAATTTTACCGAGAAGAAATCACTTACTGAATCAGAAGTTTCTAGTGCTATTGAACTTCTTAAAGAAATCAATCAAGCAAAAGATGAACCAACTGAAACACAATGGCTCATTGAGCAAACTGAAAAGTTTTGCCAAGATAAAGCCATCTATAATGCAATCATGGAATCAGTATCGATTCTGGACAATCGTGTTCAAAATAAAGCCAAAGGTGAAATACCAAAGTTATTAAGTGATGCTCTTGGTGTTTCATTCGATAAAAATGTTGGCCATGATTATATTCAAGATTCAGATGCTCGTTATGAATCATATCATGCCGTAGAATCCCGTGTTCGCTTTGACCTAGATTTATTCAATAAGATTACCAAAGGCGGTCTGCCAAATAAAACACTCAATATTATCTTGGCTGGTACCGGTGTCGGTAAGTCTTTGTTTATGTGTCATCAAGCTGCAGCCGCAGTATCTCAAGGGTTAAATGTTCTGTATATTACCATGGAAATGGCTGAAGAAAAGATTGCAGAAAGAATTGATGCTAATCTTTTAAATGTTAGTCTTAATGAATTACATACAATGACTAAAAATGATTATGAAAGAAAGTTTGAAACATTAAAAAATAAAACACAAGGTAAGTTAATCATCAAAGAATATCCAACAGCTGCGGCTTCGGTATTACATTTCCGTGCTTTGTTAAATGAACTTCAACTTAAAAAGAGTTTTAAACCACAGATTATATTTGTTGATTACCTTAATATCTGTTGCTCTGCTCGTATTAAACCAGGCGGTAATGTGAATACTTATTCATATATTAAATCTATCGCCGAAGAATTAAGAGGTCTGGCTGTCGAAGCTGAAGTACCAATTGTTTCTGCCACTCAAACTACAAGGTCTGGATTCTCAAACTCCGATCCAGGTCTTGAAGATACATCTGAATCTTTTGGTCTGCCTGCAACTGCTGACTTTATGTTTGCTCTTGTAACAAACGAAGAACTAGAAGCATTGAATCAAATTCTGGTTAAACAATTAAAGAATCGTTATGGTGATCCTAATTTATATAAGAGATTTGTTCTTGGTGTTGACCGTTCAAAGATGAGGCTGTATGATGTTGAAGAATCTGCACAACAAGATATTGCTGATGCAGGCATTCCAGATAAACCAATAAACACATTTGGTAATCGTGAAAGAAGAAAAGACTTTGGTGGATTAAAAGTATGATTAACGAAGAAATTATAAATTACTTTTCTGTAAATTGTGATAGTCGTGGCATACCAAATGTCAAATCGAAAGATTGGCAATCACTAATTACAACTTTTGATAAAGATGAAATTCGTCAATCTTTGGCTGAGTATATTCATAGAAACAAAATTCCTTTTCCAACAAATGATTGTGAATTGCATGAAGTGAATAGTCGATTTACAGATTTTTATTTTCGCTCTCATTTAGACCAATATAAAGATTTTGATGTTGTTGAAGAAAGATATGAATACAAATACAAATACGCTGATATGCCATTGGGTGTGATTGATAAATCAAATCATTACAATATCATAAGTGATTTTTTTCAACAAATGAATAGAATGAAATGCGGTTCTAATTCATCATCTGCGCCATTAGAAATATGGAATGACAAAGACAAGTTGAGTAGAATGAACTGGACTTTCTGGCGTGAAGGCATTATGGCAGATGGTGATTTGAATGAGGCAACATTTCGTACCGCATTTAGATTAGGCACATATACTGCAACTCAATTCAGACCATCTGTTGCAAAGGCCTTATATGAAAAACATAAGGCAGAAAATGTATTAGATACTTCATGTGGTTGGGGTGACAGACTTGCAGGATTTTATGGCACACCATGCACAAAGATGTATGTTGGTTGTGATCCTAATCCAGATGTATTTGAAATATACAAAAAACAATGTGTCGCATACGAAAGACTTCTTGGTGGTGAACCAACTTTAATTGAGAAAACAGATTACTTTGAATGTGTCGGTAAGAAGACTGTAAAGATTTGGAATCTACCTTCTGAAGATGTTAATTGGGATTTGTATATTGATACATTTGATTTCTATTTTACATCACCGCCATACTTTGAAACAGAAAAGTATGCAACAGATACCGATAAGGCATCTAATCAATCGTGGGCAAGATATGATTCATTCAACGGATGGAAGTATAATTTCTTCTTCAAGGTAACTGAGACAGTTTGGAAGACAATCAAACAGAACGGATACATGATGATAAACATCATAGAACCACGCACCAAGGGGTCTAAAAGACTTCCTCTGTGTGATGACATGGTTGAACACTTTGCATCATTTAAAGACTCTTTTTATGTTGGTAAGATAGGTATGCGTATGATGGCCAGACCCAATGCCGTAGAATTGAAAGATGTGTTTATTGAACCGGTATGGGTGTTTCGTAAAGGAAATTCAGAGTATCCAAAGACAGAAAAGAACACGCTAGATTCATTTTTCGCTTGACATAATACGGTAGTTGTGATAGCATAAATACTTCAATAAACTGATGGGAGTATGAAATGGCAGATAGTGATGGCGATACAAAAGCATTTGAAAGTGCCCAAGCACTATTTTGTGCTATGGCTGACTTTCTTGGCAAAGAAAAATCTAAAAAAGTTTTGAATTATGAAACATATGAAACATATGGACAATTTAAATCTGAAAAAGGCAATGAAAAATTAATAAATGATTCATACAATAAATTAAAAACTACTGGTGTTAGTTTAGAATTGATAGAAAAGATTTTAATTAAAGATGTTGATTGGTATAAATCTTCAGTAAACATTGCTGTTCAACTTATAGAAGATATAGCAATAATTGATAATGATTTTAAAAAAATTCAAAGTCCAGGTTGGACAGATTTTTTTTATTATCGTGGAGCTAAAGGTGGTAGTGCTGTGATGGAAGATATTGAAGAACTTTTTACGATTGCAAACAAAAGAGACAAATTATTTGGAGATGTAAATAAATGGAGTCCAGCAGATATCTATTTTGCTTCCAAAGCGGCCGAGAAAAAGATTCAACAAGTTGTTAGTAACCCACCTCAAGGATTTAATTTTGTAAATTTAAATGAACTTATGAATTCTTTAATAGATAAGGGAGAATTGTTAGGAGTGTCCTTAAAGAAAGCTCCTAAAGAAGTTCATATCTACAAAATTAATTTTACACAAGAAAAAAATCAAGAAATATTAGAAGATATTAAATATTTTGACATTTCTGAGAATAAAGGAACTGATAGAGATGTTCAAATATATTTTGGTAGTTCAAAAGCCAAACCATTAATTAAAATAAGACATGATCCTTATAGTGATGCTTTAGGAGCAAGTTTAGCAATAAAATGTGAGATTGAAGGAAAAAACTCCAGACTTGGTTCTTTAGTTAGTTTTGGAACTGGAACAAATAGTCCAGGTGCAACAGGATTTACCGACCTTTGGGCCAGAGTTGATCCAACTTATGCAAAAAAGTTAGCTACTTCTTTTCAAAAAGGAACTCTTGCTTATAAAAAAGGAATTGATGAGTTGAATAAAGAATATATGAAAAAAATAGGTACAACAAAAACTGGAGTGCAATTAAAAGCGGAACTAAAAAAAGTTGCATGTCCAGACAGTCTTATTAATAAAATTATTAAATCGAACGGTGGATTTAATTATGAAAAAAAGATTGGGTTAACTAGTTTACAAATAATTAAAGGTTTAAAACCGACACTATATGAAGCCTATCAAAATGAAAGAATATTATTGAGTGTTACACACATAGTTAGCAGTTTTGAAGGATTAATAAGAGATTATTTTACTGAAGGTAAAAAAGTAAAAGATGTTACTCAATCTAATGTAACTCAAAAAGATATAAATTTACAAATTAGAAAAAATAATGTTATTATGGAAATTTATAAGTATGCATCCGCTATGTCGCCTTCTTCTGGTAGATATGTAATAACAAAATAAAACAAAAAATGAACTTCACACAATACTTAACAGAAGCAAAAAAAGAAGGTGCTAACCTTCACCTAGAACACCTTGAAGATGAAATTCTGAATCGTGGTGTCCAAGGTGGTCGTGATGCAATTAATTTTTTACAGGCATTGAGAGATATGCTTGCGGGTCATTCATCGTCAAAAGTAAACACCACAACAAAGTGGGATGGTTCACCTGCAATCTTTTGTGGTATCAATCCAGACAATGGTAAATTCTTTGTTGGTACAAAAGGTGTCTTTAATGCAAATGCAAAG